TTTAGGCGAAACTCTAGCAGTATCTAATACATTAAGACTTTCACCCTTTCAACTTAATGTATTAGACGCTACGAGTCAAGGTTAAGCCTTCAAAATGCTCGTTCTTGTTGCGAGCCGAAACAATAGCAAGACTCATATAATAATAGAGTATAAAATTATTCGATGAGTGCAAGGTAGCGTTATTGCCTTATGCCGATGGCATCGTAAAGCTAAAGCTGGTTCGGAGTGACAACAAGGTAGGAACTCCAGAGAAAGAACTCTTTCAAATACAGCTATCTTCTAACCAAGAGCAGACTTTAGTGACTGTAATGTGAGTATGGAATCTCACTAGCGATACCTAGCAAGGGTAATTAAATAATGGTGCGCATCGACCCTAAACTGCAGGGTCGCAAAATATTAAGTAGTCGAACTTGTCCACGTTACAGGGCTAGTCCCCTGACGAAGTATACGGGAGAAACACTTTAATACTTTAGACCCTGAACTGTAGCGGGTCTTTAAAATAATTGAAAAAATAGTCGTTTGGGCAGATTCGTAAACACACTCCCGACCCGCAAGTCGTTAAACCAGTTGCCAAGCATACCCAACAGTCTACCTACATGGTTTACTGTAGAGGTTGACATGGTATAGTTAGTCACGGATATCCTATGCGTTGGTAGCGAAAGGACTGAAACGTGCAACACTCACTTAAACAGCCTCGCGATGGACTCATCACCAAAGGTTGTAAGTAGCCAACGTGCTACAGTTTAAGGTCAGGTCGTGGTGATTCCCTTAAAAGCCCTGCTAGAGTTAAAAAAGATAACGCTGTTGCAACAGCAAATACTTTCAAAAGCCCCAAGATTCGTTCTGGGGCTTTTGTTTTGCCTATAAAATTATAGGATAAAAATTTTTAGTATTGACACTAACAGGTAACAGTGATATAATAGGGCAAACTAAAGGTACCATATGAATTCTTCACATACTTACGTTAAAGAGTTAGAATTATTAATACTTGATCAGCTCTTACCTGTTTACGAAAAATATCAAAAAGCAGCGGGATCAGTTAATACTCTGTACGGTATTAATCCTGAATTAATAAAACAGATTAAAACTAAGAAACAATTACCTGCTCTGCTAAGGGCTCCGGAAAAATACTCTTGACCTGACAGAAGAATTCGGGTATAATTACTTATTGCGCAGGATTTGAGCTTTGCCTGCGTTTTCAAATTAATCCTAATCCTTACAATTCATCATCGAAGCATAGCCCTGCACGGCTGAGCGGGACAGACTGAATGTAGTACTGTGAGTCTTTTTGCAGAAAGCATGTACGGTAATTCCTCTTAGGAGGGATTATTATAAGGTTCTATGAATCTTATACTAATCCTTAATATATAAAATTATGACAAAAGAACTAGAATTAAACCAAGTATGGCCAAACTGGCCCTTTCCTACTTCCAAACCAGAGCAGGGACCTAAAATAGATAATACAATGTATTCTCCTACTTTTATTACAGCTAATAACAGTACAGATACTATTACTATTCCTATGCCAGGAACTACGGGTGGTGCAACATTTGTATTTGNTGATGACGAGTATGAAGAAGATTCTACTCTAAATATTTTAGANGAACGTGCAAAAAATTATGGTCCATTTATTGATATGGCAACCATTACACAAAACCTTAAAGAAATTCTACACGCTGCGCCAAGCTGGGAAAATATGGATGCAGATCAACAGGAAAGTTTAGAGATGATAGTGCACAAAATAGCGCGCATCTTAAACGGCCGACCAGACTATGCAGATAGCTGGGTTGATATTGCTGGATATGCTCGCTTAGTGTCTGAGCGACTAGAAAAAGGTATTATACGATAATTGAAGCAGCCCAGCGACAAAGTAAACACACTATTACAGTAAAAAACGTTTAATGGTTGCTTGGGCCGGTCTTCAAATTACTCTCTTGACTTGAGAGGTTGAATTTAGTATAATAACTACTATGTTTAATCAAAATCAAAAACGCGTTGGCTTTGCGTGTAAAATTCAAAGTTCAGAATCTACAGATGTAGTGAATTGCCAAACTAAAGGCACTACCATCACATGGCTTAATAAGCAATCTAAAGACATAGCTGCTGAAAGACTATGGGCTTTGATGCGTACTAATATTCAAGCTCTTGAAAATCAAGCTGACTGGATGGCACAACAACCCGCAGGTCTACGTATGTTTAGATTAAGTAGTGATCTACTTACTGGATATTCACACGATGACTGGATGTGGTTCTACTTCCAAGCAGATGTAGTAGACTTTCTAGAAAAGAATCTTTCCCGTATCGGTGATAAGTTCCGTGCAGCAGATGTACGCGTTAGCTTTCATCCAGGTCAGTTTTGTGTGCTTGCCTCAGATAATGAAGGCACAGTTGAAAAGTCAATTACTGAGTTTGAGTATCATGCAGATATTATTCGTTACATGGGTTACGGTCGTAAGTTTCAAGACTTTAAATGCAATGTACACGTAGGTGGCAAACAAGGTCCCAAAGGGATTATCTCAGCCCTAAAGCGACTAACACCCGAAGCACGTAATACACTTACCATCGAGAACGCAGAGTTCTCATGGGGTATTGATGCCTCACTAGAACTAGTAGACCACTGTGCCTTAGTTCTTGACATTCATCATCACTGGATTGCTAGTGGTGAGTATATTCAGCCAAATGACCCTAAGGTTAAGCGAATTCAAGATTCATGGCGTGGTGTCAGACCAGTTATTCACTACTCTATTAGCAGAGAGGACATACTCATTGATCATTGTGGACAAACTCGCCCAGACTTTCGTGAACTCAAATCACAGGGTTTTACTGCAGCTAAACTTCGTGCACATTCAGAATTTTACTGGAACAAAGAAGTTAATCAGTGGGCTGGAACTTTCTTAGAGTCAGCAGACATTATGTGTGAGTCTAAACAAAAGAATACAGCCAGTAGACAGTTTGCAGAAGAAATAGGTCATGTATGACAATATTAGGCTCAATAATAACTATTATCTTTATACTTGAAATATTATTAGTAATAAGTATTTCTGTATGGCAAATATATAAAGAAGACGTTAAATGGTACATAGATACTAAAACCCAGAAATACTGGCGATAGTTCAATGGACAGAACAATAGCCTTCTAAGCTATCAATCTAGGTTCGATTCCTAGTCGCTGGACCAAATATACACTTGACTTTGATCTCAAATTAGAGTATAATATATNCTTAATTGGAGATTATTATGGCAGGATATAATAAAGAATTTTTAATAGATGCTTTTATGAGCAGATATATTACGTGTACGCTTTTATCTATTGATACACTAGAGAGTATGGAAAAAATGGCTTCTGACTTGTATGATCAAGTTGGTCGTGACAAGTTTCGCGTTTATGCTTCCTTAGATGCAGAAGCAATTAAAGAATTTAAAAATTTAAAATAATTTTTTCTGAGGTACACAAGCGTACCACCTAGCCCATTGGCAATAATTATTGCGAACCTAAAATCACGGGCGCAGTTACCTCAGATCCTTATTTATGAAATCATTATGGAAACTATGGGCAAAAGCTCTAGGAGAAAAAGCAGGTGAGGATAATCAAGCTGATCGGGTGGCTATTATTAGAACTTGTATAGTACTAGGGTATATAGTAACAAACTTATTTATTATTGCTGGAGTTATTAGGCATTGGTAATATTTGCCCCGATGGTGGAATTGGTAGACACGCTGGTCTTAGAAGCCAGTGCGCAAGCATCCGAGTTCGAGTCTCGGTTGGGGCACCAGCTATCTCTCTAAAGCGTTATCAGGTTGCGTACACGGTTTGGGGCCGTGTGGTCAAGGTTCGAATCCTTGTAGAGAGACCACTAATATAAAGATTATAGATGTTAAGAGGCATCTTTAAAACTTCTTTTGGGGGGATATAGTTCAATGATAGAACACTAGATTCCGATTCTAAAAACGCGAGTCTGATTCTCGCTATCTCCACCAACTTTTTCACACAACACACTAAGGAAACATTATGTTTACTATCGAATTTTACATTGATAACTTTCAANCAACAAAGAAACTTATCACAAATCAAATTTTTACTGACCCTAAACTGAACAAAGTTGCTCATAAGTTTATTGATGCACAAACCCAGTTTGCTAAAATGTTGGTTCAGAATACNACNGATATGAGCAAGTACTCAGTAGACGGATTTTCTGACATTTTTAATCCAACAAAAGCAAAGGCAGCTAAAAATGACTAAATCTCCATTTGAAATTCGTGCAGACCTTTTAAAACTTGCACAAGATCATTTAGAAAAACAGTACACGGCTAATCTTAAGTTTACTACAGAAGCATACATGAAAATGGTAGATGCTGGAGTAGCTGNAACTGAAAATATGCCTAAAATGTCATTTCCTACTACAAAAGATATTCTTGATCAAGCTCAAGAGTTTTATTCTTTTGTGAATAAAAAATAATGAGTTTTTTATCTTATCTTAAACAGCTACTAGAAAAAGATATGCCTATGCAACGTTTTATTGAAGATCACGACCCAAAGTCGGTATACGAAGTAGAACAGCTACAAAGAAAATACGAATTCGTCGTAAAAACAAATCACACATACATTTAATATTAGGAAATCACAATGAGCAGCTTGCAGTTGCATGGACGTACTTATGTAGTATTTGATGCTAACAATAAGGAACATCGAAAATGGTTTGCAGAATTTAATGCAACTCGTAANTGGGGTACATGCCCTGTACGTTTTGTACTTAATGATGCTCATGGTGATTTAATAACACAACTCCAAAGAGAACTAATACAGTTCTACGTTGATAAAGAGTTTTTTANAANNAAAGTCTTGGACACGCAGACTTAAAAGCGATGTGATAGTAAGTGGAATTCTTACACTTTCCTCTGCAAAGAGGAATTTTATAACTGTGAATGGGAAAGTTAGGACAATCGGCCTATCTACTAAGGTATCAATCTGCCTATAGTTTCAAAGTCCAAGAAACATAAAAGCCNTGAGATTAAATTCGCATGGGTATAGGTGAAGCATATAGCTTCTTAAAATCACAGTAGAACAGTTATAAAATTAAGATCCTTACGGGACAATCAGGTGAAAGTCCTGAGTTTTCTATTTGAGCCGTAAAAGAATAATAATGCAATATAATGTAACTGGTTTAAAAAATTACGGATTTCTTAGTGCTAAATTTTCAGAATCTGATTTAGCACCTTTAAAAAAAGAAATCCATAATATACAAAATAATTTTGAGTTATATGAAAAGCAAAAATACAATACAGAATTAGCTGGAAATATTAAACGAGAGTATGAATTAGTANAGTCTAAAACTTATATTGAACAACTGTTAGTACCTCTGCTCGATGCATATGATAAAGAATTTAATTACCTAAAAAACTTTAATATTACAACAGGTAATATAGAAATTGTATTAGATACATTTTGGGTCAATTTTCAAAAGAAATATGAGTTTAATCCTATACACAACCACTCAGGACTATATAGTTTCGTAATATGGACTAGTGTTCCATATTACATGGAAGAAGAGCGCAAATTATCTCCTGGAGTTGAATCTAATTTTAATACGGCTGGAATGTTTAGTTTTTTATACAATGATAGTATTGGAGCAATAAAATCCTGTAATATTCCAGTAGATAAAAAAAGAGAAAATAATATAGTAATTTTCCCCTCTAATTTTCAACATATGGTATACCCATTTTTTTCTAGCGATGAATATCGAATTAGTGTTTCTGGTAATTTTAAATTGAAGGTTTAGGATATAATAAAATGATTAAATTAAATAAGTTTTTAAATGTTATCANTTACANCATACACGATAAATCATTTTTAGAAAACACAATCTACAACCAAGAAACAGACTTGGTATGTGAGATTAGTTATGGTAATTCAGATCACTACTTAACGTGCGTATTTGATGTAGTCAGTCAAGAAATTTTAGAAATCACAGCTGAAGATTACGCACAAGAAAACTACTATCGCTGGACTACACAAGACTTTGTGGAAACACAAGAAAAACAAACAAATGCTGTAGGTAAAAAATACTGTGAATTAGAAGTTGCAGAAGATATTCTAGAAAAAGCATCTGCTATTGTTGATGGTAGAGCTTATGATACTAGAGTTTCAGTGCCCTTTGAACTTAGTGATGAAGACTTTATGGTGTTTGCTCGTACTGCACATGAAAAAGACATTACTTTTAACCAATTAGTGGAACGTGCTTTACGTTCTGCTATTGATAATCATTCCCTAAAGAAAGAATTTTAATATGGTAAAACCTAAAAAACCTGTCGGTTCAATCCCAATGCAGCCAGCAGGACCTCGTGTTCCTGCAATGCCTATGACACCTCCAAAAAAGAAACCTAAATATTAAAGATACATTATGGCTTACAGAGCAAAAACTAAAACTCAGGCAGCTGTACGTAGACAACTACGTAAGCGNAAATAATTGTGGCTAAATTTAAAGCNCANCATAAGCGTAGTATTAAAGCTACNGCAAAACGAGTACTAAAAAAGAAATAATTAGTATGCCTCTAGTGTAATTGGCAGCACNTCGGTCTCCAAAACCGTTAGTCAGGGTTCAAATCCCTGGGGGTGTGCCAAAGTATGATCGTATGAAGTTAATCGAAAGTAGTTCTGGACGGGGGTGCGAATCCCCCCAGGTCCACCATAATAGGATTTAACATGGATGAAACATATTCACTTTGGAAGTTTGTTAATGTAGATTGTGTCAACTACATTTGTATTAACAATTATTCCAGAAGACATGCTAGACGTATTATGGTGGGCCTGTTTTAGAATCGACAGGGCAATAAGTACAAAGATGGACGGTCCGACAGAGTTGTCGTTAACACTAAACAAAAGTAAACGCAAACGACTCACAGTTCGCATTAGCAGCCTAAACTCTGCTTAGGGTTCCGCCAGTTCCTCGTAACAGAATACTGGCACCAAATATCGCGGTGAGTCAGGGTAAAGGCAAGTCTCATAAGCTCCGCCTAGAAGGTTCGAGTCCTTCCGCCGCAACCAATTAGTACAAGATGAAAAAATTAAATATTCAGCAAGTTAAAGCTTATATAGAGTCACAAAGTCCAAGTACTAAAATCTATATTGGTGCAGACTCTATANGAGTAAAGCGACATAATCGCTGGTATGCTGANTATACNTTAGTAGTTGTAGTACATATTGATGGTTGTCATGGTTGTAAAATTTTTGGTGAAACACATACAGAATTAGATTATGACCAAAAGCAGAGTAAACCCTCCATGAGACTTATGAATGAAGTGTATAAAGTATCTGAGCTATTTCAGAATTTAAAAGAAGTTCTAGAAGATCGTAAAGTAGAAGTACATCTAGATATTAATCCTGATGCCTCTCACGCATCTAGCTGTGTTGTTCAGCAAGCTATTGGTTATATAAAAGGTACGTGTAATGTAATGCCAATGGTTAAACCAAATGCATTTGCCGCCAGTTATGCAGCCGATAGATATAATAGTTTGAAAACGGCATAATATGGAATCACTAGTATACAGACTACGTAAACGTGCAGAAATACGTAGACAAATTAAAGATCGGAAAAGTGTTCAAGAGGGCGCTCCTGATCGTATTGCAGATTTATTAGAAGAAGCAGCTTCGCGAATAGAAGATCTAGANGCTGAAGATAAAGAGTTAGAAGAATTTTTTATTAATATTAAAGAACTTGCACGTAAGTTAGACATAAAATAAAGTATGCAGGTGTTAGTTTAGTGGTAAAACCTCGGATTGTGATTCCGATATCATGAGTTCAATTCTCGTACGCCTGCCCAAACATACCCCTATAGTTTAATGGTAAAACGGCGGATTTATATCCCGTAAGCAACAGATAATTGGTTCATGTGGGTTCGACTCCCGCTGGGGGTACCACATATGGCAATAACATTTAAAAGTATTAAATCCCTAAAATTAGGATTACTTGATTTCTTTGATTTCGGAAAGTATCAGAATTGTAGGGTTGACTCTATAGTTGAAATGGATTATAATTATATAATGTTCTTACACAATAACAATCAAAATATGTTTAACTCAGAAGTCGTAGATAGATGTATATTATTAAAAAGTGTAAGAGATAATGAAAAACATTATCAAGAAGAAATATTACCATTTGAGGACATACCATTTTGACAACAGAAAGTCAACTTAAAGAAATTACGGGTATTCTGCAAGAAGAGTGTGCAGAAGTAATCCAAGCAGTTAGTAAAGTAAATCGTTTTGGTTTAGATAATTTTAAGCCAGGAAACAATAAAACTAATAGACAACACCTAGAAGAAGAATTAGGTGATTTAGTTGCCATGATCAATATCATGTGTGAAACTAAATTAGTAAATGAGCATAGTATTGAGGCAGCTGCCCGTGCTAAATTGGAAAAACTTAAACAATGGTCAACTATATATGAGTAAAGGCTCAACCCCTAGACCCTTTAGTGTTGCTAACGAAGAGTATGCCTCACGTTGGGATGCTATATTTGCTAGAGATAATAAGCCAGAATATGAGGCTGATGATGGTGCGCTTACAGATGAGCAAATTAAACAAATTATTGCAGGTGCAGAAGTCAATTCAGATACTGGCGAATATACTGAGTGCTCACTAAGTGAGCTACCACCATCAAGATATAAATAATATTTATGCGGGGTTCGTATAGTGGTAATACCTTAGCCTTCCAAGCTAATGCTGACAGTTCGATTCTGTTACCCCGCTCCAATACGCAACGGTGGCAGAGTGGTCAAATGCACGGGATTGCAAATCCTGAAAACCGTGAGTTCAAATCTCACCCGTTGTTCCAGTTTTAGGTTCCAAGGTGTTCATGGACGCACACAGCACTGTCACTGCTGAGGAGAGGGATCGTTACCCTCTGGTACCGCCATAATTTTGCAATGCTCATTATGAGGTTGCACACGGGCAGATTGCCCAAATGTTCTTGCTTATAAAAGGAGAAAATATATGACAGAACTTAGAGTTGGTACCATTAATTTTGGACCATTTAATCGTACGTTAATTGGATTTGATCAGGTTTTTGACACTTTAGAGTATCGAAACTCAGTAAATTATCCACCTTATAATGTAATTAAATCCGATGAGAATAATTACACTGTTGAAGTTGCGGTAGCAGGCTTCAAGAAGAAAGAAATTACAGTACAGTTAGATAAGGAACAATTACTGATAAAAGGTATAAAACAAAAAGATGAACAAAAGCAACAGTACTTACATCACGGATTAAGTGCTAGAAGTTTTAATCATCAGTTTACTATTGCTGAGCATATGGTTGTAAAGTCCGCTTCAATGGAAGACGGTATTCTTACAGTAGTATTAGAAAGAAAATTGCCAGAATCTAAAAAACCTCGTATCATTGAAATAGAGTAAACCATAAAGAGGACTAGCCATTAGGTTAGTCCTCTTTTTAGTTTGTAATTTTGAATCTATAAATATGCACTTGAATAGTGCATTAAAGTTTGATATAATATCAATCTATTCATTCGATTATAGTTATTAGAGTGAAAAGTAAATTTTGCGAGTGTGGTGAAATAGGTAGACGCAAGGGACTTAAAATCCCTCGCCGCAAGGCATGCCGGTTCGATTCCGGCCACTCGCACCAAGTCAGCAGGGCTGTTAGCTCATTAGGTTAGAGCAGTGGACTCATAATCCATTGGTGGAGTGTTCGAATCACTCACGGCCCACCAAACAACTAGTAAGGAAATTAAGTGGCAACTAAGAATAAAGCAACACCAGCNCCGTCTGGAAAATCAAACAGATGGGAAGTTAATCGTAAACGTAAATTGGAAAAACAGTTAAAGTTGCAGCCAAACAATGAACAAGTAAAGTTAGCTTTGCAAAATATTCATCGTCGTCGTAAAACTCCTACTAATCGTGAATGGTCAAAAAGCTGGATTCGCATAGCAAAATTATTTAAATTATTCTCGGGTAGGTTTGATCGTAGTATTATGAGTTCAAATCAAGCAGTAGCAGGATCAGCTCTACAAAANCCTGGTAAGTTTGTACAACAATCACAAAAACTAATGCAAGTGTCAGATAAAAATTTCTTCTCACTTGGTGCTCGCCTTCAGGGCGGTAAGTAAGGATGGATATTTTAGATTGTTATATACTATTTTGTTTAACAACAGCAATTACAGCAGCAATAGAACTACTTCATCCTGTTATACTAAAACAAACTGAAAATGCAGGAACAGTTGATTCAAAACTAACAATTTATACAGTATTTATTGTAATAAGTACTATGTTTGCTCCTTTTATATTTTTTAGCTGTATAATTCCATCATGGGGAGAACGATTTAAAACTTCTCTTCATAAAGGGCTATTCCCTGAAGAATAAAAAATTTGCAGTTGCACTGTAGTGCCAAATTGTGTATAATATATACTTAAACAGCAAATCAACAATCATGAAAACACTATCATTTAAATACACAAAAGCAGACGGAACAACATCAAATCGAGTACTGGCAGTAATGGTATCTCCTAATACTATGTATGAAGGCATTGATATCAGTAGTCTTGAGTCAGTAGAAATGGCTATGTTTGAAGTAGCTATGGATGCAGCTTATACAGATTATCTTAATAAAGTAACTCTTATTAAAGATGAGTATGACTTGAACAACAATTATCGTAGGTTTGATCCTACTAAAATGACTGATGTTGAGATTGAAGTTGTTTAAGTATTGACTAAAGTCGAAACAGTTATGTAGTAATTATGGAACAAAAAATTAATAATCCTAGAAAATTTAGAGTTTGGGATAGTAAACTACTACATGATAGCTTACAGTTATGTGTACAGTATCAAACCGCAATTGAAGAATCAATAATGAGTTCAGAAAAAACTCTAGAAGAAAACGAAGTACTAATTTCAACATTACCTACAGAAACTCTTTACGATTTAACTAGTTGCTATATCTCAATGTACGAAAAATTATTAGCTGAAGGTTTAATTCAATCTAATATTAATCTTGCAGGTTTAAATAAAAATAACATTCATTAAGGAAAAATAAAATGGCATGGACAGACGAAGACAAACAATCAGTTATCGAAGCATATAAAGCAGGTAACCCTACTCCTGAAAACTCNACAGAGTTGATTAAAGAAATTGCTGAAGACATGGAACAAAGCGCTAATGGTGTCCGCATGGTTCTAGTGCAGGCTGGTGTTTATGTGAAGAAAGAGGCATCAACCTCAACAAGTAAAACTAGTACATCTAAATCCACAGGTGCTCCAAGAGTTAGTAAAGAGTCGCAAATTGCTGAACTCCGCACAGCTATTGAAGCAAAAGGTGGCGAAATTGACGATGAAATTCTTAGCAAGCTGACTGGTAAAGCAGCTGCATATTTCACTAAAGTTATTACTGGTTAATAATTAGGCAGCCTAGTGCTGCCTTTTTTATTTATAATTAAGGTTTACACGGAGAACTTATATGGCGACACGCAAAAAATCAGCTAGTGAAGACGAATTAATGACAGAATCGAATATTATTCGAGTTATCCGTCTACTTGAACCTACTGAAGAAGGTGTCAAACCTATTACTAAAAAAGACGCTTGCCAAATTCTTGGTATGGCGTATAATACTACACGTCTTGGTACTATTATTGAGGATTTCAAAAAGACACAAGCCCGTAATGCTGAACGCAGGGCTGCGTTACGTGGTAAGCCTGCAAGTAAAGAAGATATAGTTTATATTATATCTGAATATCTCAATGGTGAAACCATTGACGCAATTTCCAAGATGACCTATCGTTCTAGTAATTTTATTAAACATATATTAGAATCAAATTCTGTACCAATTAGAATTCCTGGTCACACATACTTTAAACCAGAACTTATACCTGAAGGCGCTATGCGTGAAAGATTTCAAGTTGGGGAAATAGTTTACTCTGCNCGATATGATAGTTTAGCCCGTATTGATGCAGAACAAAAAACACAAAAGTATGGTTATATTTATAGAGTATGGTTGTTAGCAGAAAAATGGCTACAGTCAGCTAATCAAGAAGCTTACGAGTTGGCTTCATTACAACATCTTCGTGAACTTGGTGTAAGGATTTAAAATGACTGAACACGAACCTGAATTCTATGAAAAACTAATATACGAGAACGAGCCAAAAGGTTATCAGCTAAAGTTAGTTGTTAATGAATTTAGGGGGCTTCAGTATATACACCTACGTAAATATTTCTTATCGTATGAAGGTGAATATATACCTAGTAGAGAAGGTGTAAGTATGGAGGCTTCCATTCATAATATCTTATCCTTACTAGAAGGACTAATGGAAATATGTTCTTTTGAGGAGTCAGATGCCACTATACTTGAGTTTTTTAGTGCTAAGTTAGCTACTAAAAACTCTAGCTTGCCCNAGACTCTTTAATTTGTTATAATATATTATAAATTAAGGAAAAGCCATGAAAAAGACAGTTGCAGTATTTATACACAACCCACAATGTGAAACTGAATGTGCTTTGGGTATGATTGAAGGATTAGTTAATGACTTCAACATCCGTACTTTTGGTATTGCTGAACTTAATATTGAATTCTTACGAACAGTAGATGCAGTTGCATTTCCTGGTGGTATTGGCGATGCAGATGATTTCTTTGATATTTTTACTGAAACTCACATTGATGCCATACATACTTTCATAGGTGTATTTAACGGCAAGTATTTAGGTATTTGCATGGGAGCATATTGGGCAGGACCTGANTACTTTGATGTAGTAGTTGATCTAGAGGTAACACAGTATATTACACAACCTGTTGCAGATATTGACTATGAAGGACCTACTGTTGCAAATGTAATATGGGATGGTAGTCCTGAAACAATGTACTTCTATGATGGCTGTGCTATCGTGGGAGACAATATGGATGGAGTAGTTGCTAGATACGCAAATGGTAGTGCTATGGCGGTTATCCAAGGTAACATAGGCGTTATTGGGTGTCATCCTGAAGCACAGCCTTCATGGTACGATGATGTTGAAGATAATTATAAACATGATTATTATAAATGGACTCACAAAGAATTATTGGCAGACTTTGTAAAAGAACTAGTGAACGAATAAAATTCTGACTTGAACTTTATTATTAAATATTGTATAATATAGATTATGAATAAATTAAAAGCCTACCTTGACGAAGCCTCAATTTCCTATTATTCTGGAAGCCCCATCATCTCTGATGAGGCTTTTGATCGTCTAGCAGAAAGTTCAGGATATTCTAAGTTAGGTGCTAAACAGCATGATAATATTGCTAAACATTTATACCCTATGTATAGTTTGCAAAAGTATTATGCTGATGAGGGTGAAGCCCCTTTAAAAGGTGTTACAAACATTAGTACAACACCTAAACTTGATGGTGCAGCAGTAAGTCTTCTTTATATCAATGGCGAGTTAGTACAAGCACTAACTCGTGGTGATGGTATTGAAGGCACCGACATTACAGAAAAACTAATTTCTAGAAAAGACTTAGTTCCTTTAACAGTCCAAAGATTAGGTATGTTTCAGGTTACTGGAGAAATTGTAGCAATAAAAGAGATTCCTAATAGTCGTAATTATGCTGCTGGTTCATTGAATCTTAAAGACTTTAATGAATTTAAAACCCGTGCAATTTCATTCTATGCATATGGAGTATACCCATATCAAGCTAGTGAATTTGTAAAAGATATGATACTATTGAAAGTCCAAGGGTTTCAAACAGTTCTAGAAAAAGATTTGCATAATATTTACCCCTGTGATGGGTTAGTATTTAGAGCAAACAATAACGAAGAATTTGAAAACTTTGGATACACAGCCAAACATCCACGAGGTGCTTACGCTAGAAAAGAGCGTCAAGAGGCTGTAGAGACTACAATCCTATCTGTTGAATGGAGTGTGGGTAAGTCTGGTAAAGTTACTCCAGTAGCTCATTTAGATCCAATTTATATTGGTGACAAGTTAGTGAGTAAAGCAACATTAAATAACCCTGGGTTCATAGAGATGTTGGATATTTGTATAGGCGATCGTGTCGGTGTAGTACTAGGTGGAGAAATTATTCCCTGTATTACTCACAAGGTAGCAGCATAATAAAATTCAATTATTCGAGCTATGGTCTAGGCATACAAAAAATAGACTTGTCAAAGCATTCCATTTCCTGTATAATTACTACTTAAATTGAAAAAACTATGCAAAAGATTGAAATTCCTACAACTTGTCCTTGCTGTTCCTATAAACTGGAAATGGTAAATGAACAACTGTTTTGTAGAAATCTATCGTGCGAGGCTCAATTAGGTAAAAAGCTAGAGCATTTTACTAAAACTCTTGGTATCAAAGGTTTTGGACCAAAGACTATAGAAAAACTAGGTCTAGCTGATATAACTGAACTTTTTTACTTAGATAGGGATTCTGCAATAGAGTCTTTAGGTAGTGAAAAAGTAGTGGATAAGCTCTTAGATGAAATCGAGAGAGCTAAAGGTGCTGATCTAGCCACCGTTTTAGCCGCTTTTTCTATCCCATTAGTGGGTGGAACAGCTTCTAAAAAAATTGCTGGTGTAGTTAGTTCTATAGAAGAAATTACTCAAGAAACTTGTAAACAAGCAGGTCTTGGTGAAAAAGTTACTTCTAACTTACTGAATTGGATTAATCTGGAATATCCAGAAATGAAAGAGTTCTTGCCATTCTCTCTCAAGTCCGACAATGTTAAATCTAGTAAGACTGATGGCCCCACTGTCTGTATTACTGGTAAATTGACTTCATTTAAAACAAAAGCCGAAGCAACTAAGATATTAGAGGCCGCAGGTTTGATAGTAGTAGAGTCTGTAACAAAGACGTTAAAATACTTAATAGATGAAGAAGATAAAGGAAGTACCAAACGCAAAAAAGCAGAAGAATATGGCGTAACAATAGTAACAAATCTAAAAGATTTTGTATCGAAAATTTAAAAAAGAGAAAAATAAATGACTGAAAAAGCTAAAAAATGGTCTGACCAAGCTGTTGCTCAACTTTTGTCCATCGTAGGCAATCAGAGTCCAGTAAGTGTCGAGCGGGTTGAGCAAGCAGCTGAAGCCTTGAACGTAACTGTACGTTCAGTAGGAGCCAAATTGCGTCAACTAGACCGTGAAGTTGCTTCTATGGCTAAGGAAAAGGTTTCTGCCTTTACACCTGAGCAGGGCGCTGCACTGTCTAACTTGGTAACAAGCAATTCTGGTGCAATGACTTATAAAGAAATCGCTGAACGCTT